ACTTCACACTGTCATTGGCTGAAAAAGCCACACTGCGAAAAGACCTACAGACTTGGCGTGGCCGTGAGTTTACCGCCGACGAACTGCGTGGGTTTCAAATTGACAATGTTCTTGGTGCTTGGGCCATGATTGCCATCACAAAAGCGATGGGCAACAACGGCAAGGAGTACACCAACATTGCCAACATCAACTCGGTGCCCAAAGCAATGAAGGCAAACCTGCCTGAAGGCCATAACAAGTGCGCCGCGTTCTACATTGAAAGCCCAGACATGGATATGTTTGAGTCCTTCAGTGAAAACCTTCGCGCCAAGATCGAACAGTCACCAGAGTGGCAGGCACGCAAAGGAGTTCAACGCGACAAAGAGCAGTATGCCGCCGCCAAGGGTGGCTCTGGCTTTGACGATATGGACGACGACATCCCGTTTTAAACCAAAAGGAGAGTGGCTATGTTTATTTCAACTAAAGAAAAAAACCAAATTGAAGAGGCGCTTAAAGGACTCTGCGTCCGTATTGAACATCTCAGTACAGAAATGCTTTATTTATCTGGAAAAATAAAGGCGCTTGAAGGTGGAAAAACACCGCCAAAGAAGCCTCGGAAGCCATCAACAATCAGTGCGGAAGGCCGAGCAAAAATAGGTGCCGCAGTGAAGGCTTACCACGCAAAGAAAAAACTGGAGAAGCAAAATGCTACAAGCATCAGCGCCACGAGCATCTGAGTCAAATCACTGGTATACCCGTGACGGGGTGCCTCAGTACACCGTAGAGGCCAAGAAGGGGGGGCAACGCGCCACAACCCTTCGTGACGCCCGCACGATGAACTTGGTGCCCAGTGTCACTACAATCCTTAACATCGCCGCAAAACCCGCCCTGCTTGCTTGGATGCAACAGCAGGTGCTGTATGCGGCGCTCACGCTTCCACGCCGCCCAGACGAACCTGAAAAGGAATACATCGACCGAATCATCAACGATTCCAAAGAACAGGGTCGTTCTGCGGCGGATGCTGGAACAGACATCCATGCATCGATACAAGGACATTATGAAGGAAAGACAACAGGCAAGCACGCTGAGATGGTTGCCGCCTGCACGCAAGCAATTGACAACTGGGCTGGCCCACGCACATGGATCAGCGAACGAGCCTTTGCGCATGAAGCAGGATTTGGTGGCAAATGCGACCTCTATTCTGAGTCGGACGGCGGCTTTGTGGCTGACATCAAAACCAAAGAGTTCACCGACCCAGACAAGATTGGTGGATACGATGAACACATGATGCAGTTGGCCGCGTACCGTGTGGGCCTTGGTGTGCCCACTGCACGGTGCGCCAATGTGTTTGTCTCGCGAAATGTCCCGGGTCTCGTGGTGGTCAAGGAATGGCCCCTCGAAGACCTCACCACGGGCTGGGAGATGTTCATGCACCTTCTAGCATTCTGGCAACTCAAGAACGACCACAAGTAATCATGCAAAAAATTGAAGCATTTAAAGCCAGCGATGGCTCCTTGTGGGAGAACAAAGACAAGGCCGAGCGCCACGAATTGTTTCTCCAAAAGGACATGATCGTTGAAGAGTTTCTCGACAACGACATCAACCCCTATAAGGCGCTGGCGCAACGATCAATTGCACGAACCACCATCATCAACTGGGAACTCTGGAAGAACAAAAATGCTGAGTGAAGAAACTATCAAACAAATATTTTTCTACTGCGACCTGCATGAACCCAACGCGGTTATTGCAGACGATGTAGACATTGTTCAATTTGCGCACAAGATTGCCGCGTTTGTTGAGCCTATCATTGCCGCAAAGGAACATCAAAGATGCGTGGAGATTGTGAGCCATATGAACCTAGAGGTCTCCCGCTCGTTGGGAAATCAGAGGCCGAAATAAACGAGGCGCTGATGGAGGCTTACTTGGCAGGCTTTGACGCTGGCGTCGAAGAAGCCCAAAGGCAGTTCATTCAAACGCAAATTCTTTTAATGACTCCAGCAGGAAATGCATGACCGACAAAGTGATACCGATATTGCCAGAACGCGCTTGTGGGGAATGCACGGCCTGCTGTGAGGGGTGGTTAAGTGGGGAGGCGCATGGGCATGAGTTCCAGCCGGGTCGGCCCTGCTTTTACCTTGACAAAGGTTGCGGCATCTACGAGACCCGCCCAGAGGAGCCTTGCAAGACTTACAAATGCGTTTGGCTGGCGCAGGACACGCTCCCAATATGGATGCGCCCAGACAAGTCTAAAGCCATCGTCACCGAGCGCGAAGTCGAGGGAATCAAATACTGGGATGTCTCAGAGTGCGGCGAGACCTTGAAGTCCGAAGTTCTGTCGTGGCTGATCATGTACACCATTGATCACCAAAGCAATCTACAGTACCGCATCAACGGTGGTGCATTCAAGATTGGTCAACAGAATTTTCTTGAGACATAAAAAAAGCCCCCAGTGATGGGGGCCAAGGGTAGGAGAGTGGCAACTGCAACTACCGCCACCATTCTATTCCTTTTCTTTGATGTAGTCATTGATCATTCCAGCAGGAATTGACAGCACACCAAGCCCAGTTCCTATAGCGCGAGGAATGGGGTGAGGAACCAACGCCGCAAGCGATCCAAGCCCGCCTATGCCCTTAATAACAGCGCCTGATGTGTCGCCCTTCTCATAGCGGTCAATCATGTCAGCGATGTCGTATCCAGCACTGCCGCCAGCAATTGCAGGGCCAATGACTGGAATCTTGGAAACATAACCTATTCTTTCCAACATCTTTTGTCTAGCCGCTTCTTTGGCAAGTTGCTCATTTGCCTTTTGCTTACGAGACAACATATCCATGAGCGACTCACCGCGCTCTGGGACGCCCCACATTTTTGCCATCTTGCCGCTGATCTTGCCGTGCCCCTTGGCGCGTTCACGGCTTGTCACCACATCCTCTACGGTGTAGCCAGAGCCGCGACCGTAGCCTGTTTTTTTCTTGTACTTTTGCCCCGGCGCGTTTGGATCAACATCAGGCGATCCTGCCACCTTGCTTTGCGCATCGCGATCCAAATAATTTCCAATTTTTTGGGCAAGGTTAACGCTTGTCTGCGTTGCGCCAACACCTGCGCCACCAAGAGCGCCAAGACTAGTCATCAAAGTCTTGTCAACCTCACCTTCAGGGCCAGACATCAATTCACGGGCGCGTTGGTAGAGTTGGTCAACTCCTGATAACTCTGGCTCTTGCTTATCAATGTCTGGCGGCAGAGCGCCAAGGTAACTCAAGTCATCTTCCTCTTGTACGGGCGCTTGTTGCACTGGTGCCTCTTGCGCTGGCGCTTGTTGTGAAATAAACCCCGTCTGGGTCAAGTCTCTCATGCCGCCAATTTTGGCAAGATAATCTTGAGTTTCTTTTGGTAATGACTTTTCATCATTGGTTTGCGCAAAAGTTTTGGCGGCTGTTGGGTTGTAGTTGTACCCAACCAAAGCATATTTTGGGTTGCCTTTATGCGCGTCTAAATTCTCTTTAAGAATCCTCATTCCTGCATCAATGTTGATTGCGGGATTAAACAAGTCTTCGGGTTTTAAATTTAAACCCTTTGCGTTGGCTGGCATAACTTGCATTGGGCCAAGAGCGCCCTTTGGGGACACGCCCTGTGATTTGAACTCGTTCTCCGCCCAGCCAACGGCCAATGCAAGTTCTGGGTCAATCCCATACTCTCTTGCCTTGTCGGCAATCATTCGTGCATTAGTTTTTTGCTCTTCATTAAGTTCTGGGAATTTCATGGCCTATCACCTTATCTGTGACTCAAGAGTACCAGCATTGCCTTGTGAGCGGCGACGGGATGTATCAGGCGCACTCACAAAGCCGGGGAAATATTTTTTTGCCAAATCATTAGTGACTTTGGTGTAGTGTTTGTACGCGTCCTTGTACTCATCTGAGTCTTTAAAGTCATCAACATACTTGTTAGGGTTCTTTTGCGCCCATGCTCTGTAGTCTGCGGCTATATCGCGATCAAACTCAGCCATTGCTTTGACATATTGCACTTTTGCCAATGCAGACTTACGGGTATCTTCCCACACATTGGGGTTCAAGTTGGCGATCAGTACCCGCTCACCCTCTGTAATTTGGCCCTGTTTTGGCATTAAAGATATGGTATCTTGCAAGTTCAACATGGTGCTATTTCGCAAAATATTCATTGCGGCATCAACCAAGTCAGGGTTGCCAGACGCACGCAACAGCGCAGGCTTGAGCGCCGCAATCTCAGTCGTACCAAGCGGCGTGCGAACCCCGCCGGGGCCAGTGGTGGCCGTGATGATGGCATTGCGAACCGATGGCTTTGAAAACAGATCAAAAACCTTTCCTGTTACTTCGCTTGCGGCAATACCGTAGATTGCATTAGCCGCAACCAAACGTTTTTCTGAGGTATCTCGCGCCATTGTCAATCTTTTTCTTTGTTCAGCATCATCGTCAATTTTTTTCTTATCACGTTCTATCTGTGCCGACTTTTCAATCTCAAGTTCACTCGGAGTTTTGGGGCGCTCAAATTGCGGCTTGACAACAGGAGCGGCTACAGCAGGTGGCCGTGCCCCTGCCGATGGCCCTGCGCCAACAGGTGGCGCTTCATTAGCAGGAGGCGGTGTGCCAGCCAGATTAGGATTGGCACCTTGTCCCAATTCCATCCAGCCCTTTGAGTCGTAATATCTGTACATGACTTGTGGGTCGCGAGTTTTTCTGTAATCAGCAAGCACGGCTTTGTACTCTGCTTGCTCATCGGCGTCCAACTCAATTTCGCCAAGTCGTTCGAGGCCGGGCATCTTGAACTTACGACGCTCTCCCTGTAGGGCCTTTTGACGCTCAAGTTCAACTCTCTCCGCATCAAGATTAAGTTTTGCCTCTGCTTCCAATTCTTTTGCCAAGCCCCCTGTGGGGTCAATCTGCCGCGCCCTGTCAATCATTTCTTGGGTAACTTGTCGCCCAGAGAACGAAGGCGTCTTGCTTGGCGCATTTGCCTGCCCAGATTGAGGTGCGCCAGCCGCCCCCATAGCGCCAGTCACAAGTTGTGCACCTTCACCAGCGCGATTTCTACGATAGTCATTGAGCAAAGCCTGTTGCGCCAAGGCGGCTTGTTTTTCTGTCAATTCAAGTTTTGCTTTTTGAATTTGTTGTTTGCGGGCAAACTCTTTCTCTGCCTCCGCCGCATAACCTTCTGCGGCATAACCCAACGACTCGCCAAAACCACCTGTCTTAGTTGGCCTCAGAAAACCCGAAGCCGCCGCCATCAGGGAAGGATCAAACGGGAGGTTCATGCGCGAGTCAAGGCTGTTCCTTAACGCCTCAATTTGCGCATTCAAAGCCGCCTCTTGCGCACGCCTGTTGCGCAAAGCACGCTCCATAAAGTCCTCCTCAACAGGGACTTCTTGCTCCAAGCCAGAGATGCGTTGTGCGGCCTGCGCAGGGTTGGCAGGTTGTGCGTTTGGTTGAGGAGCAGGAACTGGAGGTTTTGGGGCCATCGCTCCCAATCCACCTTGTGGTTGTTGTGCCATGTCTTACCTCGCCATTTTTACTGTACCGCCGCGTGCCAAATAGGCATGGGCTTTTGAGCGGTGAGCCTTACCGCCGTTCTTCATCAGCACTGCACCGCCGTCTTTTTGACCCATGCCCCGCGAGAAAGCACCAAGGCCAGTAAGCAGACCAGCGATTTGGGACAGTGGGCTGTTGGAGTATGCGCCAGACTCTGGGCCAGTTTTTTGTTGGATCGAACCGCCGGGGACTTGATAATTTTTGAGCAATTCAGAGAACGCTTTCGCCTGCGCCATTGGGTAGTCCAGCATCTTCTGGCCTAGCGCCTGTTGCTGACCGCCAAACTCGCTCATGGCCTTTAGGCCACCCAAACCCAAACCTTGTTGTGCTTGGCCTAAGTTTTCAAACGCCTGACCAGCCTGTAGGGCGCGGGACAGGTCTGCCTGCGCAAACTTGCCAGCCTCGCCGTATCCCTGCTGAAGCGCCTGCATCTGCTTGCCCAACAAATCAGCCTGAAGATCACGCAAAGAGTTGCCAGTAATCTGAGCCTGACGGCGTGAGCCAAACTGACCAGAACCAGTTGCCGCCGCGCCAAGGTTTGGCAGGATATTTTCTTGGATGCTTCGCTGTTGCAAGCGACCCATCTCGTCCACCACACCCATTGTGTAGGGGTTCATGTAGTCGGCTACCACATCAGGCATGGTAGTCGCGCCAGCCTGACCTAGTAACTGAGAAGCCGCGCCCATCGAACCAGCGCCAGCAAATGCCACATCAGGCACCATCTGGAAGGCTTGTTGTTGCAGTGGGCTAAAGCCAGCCACACCGCCCTGCTGGACGGCATTCTGACCAAGGTTGGCTATGTCTTGAAGGTAATTGGTGTAAAACTCTGGCGCAGTCGCTTGCGTCTGCGTCGTTGTCGTTACATCTGGTAGGGGGTCACCCTGAAACAGTCCAGCCATTATCTGGCTCCTTTCAAGTAGGAAGTAAGCGCCTTGGTCTTGGGCGGAATCTTGTTCACGGGTGCAGACCGCTTGTGCCTTCTGATATTTTCTCTGAATTTATCTAAGGCCTGTGCGCCTGCTTTTGTAGAACCGTTGCCGATCTGAGCCACGGTCTCAGCGTCAATCACATATTCGCCGTCAGCAAGCATCGCAGGGATGTCGTCGGACTGACCATCGCCGGGGCCATGCACTGGCGCACCCTTGCGGAAATTCAAGCGACCTTGCGTGATTGGCACATTTGACAAAGCAGGCAGGCCACCGCCCTTCATGCCTATGCCAGCAGGTGGCACGCCTTGAGGGATAGAGGGCTGTGTTGGAGCCATACCCATCTGGGGCAGTGCTTGCTGTGGAGGCATCTGCTGTGCGTTCTGAGCGGCCTGTGGAGGCATCTGAGGCTGTTGTGGCTGTTGCTGGAATGGTGTAGGGTTGCGCAGGTTCTGCAATGGGTCAACAGTTTTGCCAAAGGTGTAGTAGGTCTGGGGCGCGGTCTGGCCCAAGCCGCCTTGTGGCATACCGCCCTCGGCCATTCCTTGGCCCATCTCCTCATCGGCCATTGCTTGCTCTTGCACATCGCCTTCCATATACTCATTTGGGCCAAACTCTTCTTCGTCGTACCGAGCGTAGTCCCCGGGGTTTACCTCGTTGAAGCCGGGGGCGTTCAGGTTCTGATACAACTCGCGGCCATAGAGTTCAGGCATCTGCTCTGGCGTACCGTATTG